TCAAGCGTCGATTGGAGCAAACGTTTACGTCTACCTACCTCAATACTTATTGCCTGTTGTTGTGCGCCTTTCATGCGCAGTGCGTATGTAGCCTTGCGAAACCAATCGGCATCGGCATACTCACCGTCCATTGCAGCGTTTGACTTTGCTGCCTCAAGTTGATAGCGAATGCTTGCCATGTCCTCAAGCAAGATAACCTGAGTGTCCTGTAGTTGCTCGTCGGTGTAGTTGCGGTAATTTTCCATGATGGGGGGCTAGGCCCCCGCTCCTTAGTTCTTGAAGATGACTTTGCCTTCGGTAGTCGGACTACGAAAGCTCGTGTTCCCATCGACAATGAAGACAGTCGGTGAGGTGGTCTGCCAATTTACATCATGTTCGACATAGCCGTCAGTAAAAACCGTGACACAATCAGGCGTAAGACCTTTGGCAATGATGTATTCTGAAACGCAACTCATGCGGGTACCGCCACCGCCTGATGCTTGTGCAAGGTGCTGAATGTTGCTGGACTGATCGCGCTTGATGATCTGTTCCTTGTCCACGCCCGTGTCCCACCACAGGATGCGAATAGTCTCGGGGTTGACGGACTCCACAATCTTGACCATCTCAGCGATAACACCAGCCAGCACAGAGTCGCTGATCGAACCTGATGTATCCACAGCCAGCACGACTTCTTTGATAGCTTCCTCGTACTGATGGGGCATGAGCATGCCGAAAGGTTTAGCAAGGAAGCGACGATTGAACTGACGCCACGATGCAGTGCCCCGCCCGTTTGAGATGGACTGCATGAAGTCTTGATACACCACAGACCAGTCGATCTTGGGGGTCACCGAGTCGGTGATGCGGCGGTTGACGTTGCCTTTGAGCTTGCCAACAAGGGTGGAACCCTCACGAACAGCCTGCTCGATCAACTTGCCCACTTCCTCGCTGCCACCTAGAGCTTCTTCAGCTTCGTCGGTACCTTCCCAATCATGCTCATCGAAACCACCATCGCCGGGTTCACCATCCTCGCAGGGCTTGCCGCCATTGCCCTGCTCGTCTTCTTCCTTGAGTAGGTCAAAGATTTCCTTGACAGTCAGGTTGGTGTAGTCGGGGTTGTACAGCCCACCCTTGGGCAGCTTGGCGAACTTACCTTGTGGGTCGGTGTCCACGATCCAGCCGTTGATGACGTAGTCACAGGCTTTGTTTGCACGGGCGGGGTCGATCTTGAACAGGTGCCTATACATAGGCATATGCCGCAGCATCACATGACCATTCTCATGCAGGACAATCCCGTTCATCTCGGGTTCTGACATTGTCAGAACGAATGCCTCGTTGTAATACTTGTTGACGCCGTCGGTGCAAGCGGTGGGTGAGCGCCCGTTGATCTCGCTCTTGCCGATCATGATGATGCCCGACAACAAGGCGAAGTCGTGGTGGCTCATGCACTGGAAGTGCGAGCGTTCAAGGCGCGTTTGCGCGGACAGTTGGGAGTAGGTGTTAGGGTCGAGCATGATAGTAGTAATCCTTTATGGTTAGTCGGGCGGGGAGAAACCGCCCTCGGTTTGTAAATTAAATCATCGCAGCGGCTTGCTTGGATGCTGCGTACTCAAGGCACTCACGGTTCTGACCCACGATAGTCCCAAGGTGCTTGGCGTTGCATGCCTTGTCCATGAACACTTGCTTAAGCTCTCGCCGATCCATGCGGTCGAGGAAGATCATGAATTGTTTAAGCTCATGCTCGTTGGTGATGCGGCCAATGGCGTTGTTGATCTGCACGATAGGCACGGCACCCGTAGTAACAACAGGCACACCCATCGGGTCAGCAACAATGCGCGGGAACGATACGAACTTATCCACCATGTTGAAGAACGCCAACATAGAGCGGGCAGCGGCAGCGCCGACCGTACCACCCAGCAGTGCAAGGATCTCATCGTTGGTGTACTTACCTGTCTCTCGTGCTGCAACGAATCCACTGCACTTTGACATTGAACGCAGCGACAGGAACGGAACGATAGCGGGAGCGGAGGGGTTGAAGATCATAGGGGCCACCTCGCGCTGCTTCTGATTACGGTCACGATCCTCGGGCATCTGAAGGTAGGAAGTGAACACATCGCTGTTCTCGCCAGCCCATGCGATAAGGTTAGGGTGGATGCGGTTGTTGATTGCCCACGGTTCCCATTCGGCAAAGGTAGGTACGTTGACTGCCAGCATTGTTACCCTGTTGATAACGTGAGCCGGGAAGCGGTCACCCACACCATCGCCAATGTGGTTACCCGTGAAGCTCACGATGCTGCCGTCAGGCAGGGGAACGCCCGCAATGGTCTTGTCCTGAATCAGTGTGGTGAGCGCAGGGAAAACGTGCTGCTGGCCCTTGGATATCTCGTCAATACAGATGTACTTGGGGCGCTTGCTTGCGGTCGGGCCGGTCAGCTTGAACACTTCGTTGACCAACCACTTAATTGTCTTTGCCTCAGTATCAGGCATGCCGACAGCCAGATCCGGCACATCGACGTTGGGCGCAACAAGGAACACAGAATCATGTGTGTCCTTAAGACGTTCCGCAATCATGTTGAACATAGAAGTTTTGCCCACACCGGGAGGGGCGATCAGACCAATGGTTTGTTCAGCGCCGAAGTCAACGATCATTTCTGCTGCACGGAGCAGCGAGACTTGGGGCAGGCCTGCGAAGATATTTGCCATGATGCTAAGTTTCCTTTCGTTTGATTCTGACATTGTCAGAACGGGGTAGTGGCAGGGGGTGAATCCCCCCACCGAAATGATAGTGTACCACAGGTATACTTAGAAGTCAATCGAAACTAAAAAGATCGTCCGGTACTTCGATTTCGTCGCCTAACTTACTAGCGACATAGCAGCGCATGGCTGCGATCAGGGGGGTGGGGCCGTACTGCTCGTGATACATGAAAACTTGATTGTCAAAACATTCGGGGTTTGTGCCTGCGATGTATTCACCTTCGCAGTACATGAGCGTCATCCCCACTGCCTCGATGATCGGGCCACCTCGTGCCCAGTCGGTTGAGTAGTTGTAATGCCCGGTATCGTGCATTTCCGAGAAGCGCCGTTCGTCAAGCACAAATTCGGCGAAGCCTCTTGCCTTCGCCACTGTCCAATCAAGGGCGGTGCCGGTCAGGTCTGCTGTTTTAACTTTCATTTTTTCTCTCCTCAAAAGTCCAACATATCCCGTACTGCCTTGACTTGGTCACGGACAACCTCACGCATGAGAGGGTCGGACTTCAATGACTCGGTCAGGGCAGGCACGGTGGTGCCTGCAAGCAATGCTTCGAATGATGCTGCGACCGCAGTGATCTTAGGGTCGTTGTTGACGTTGAGCTTGCGCAGCAAGTCGGTCAAGCCCATGAACGCTTGCACAGATGACTCATGGATGGGCTTACGCTGGAGCTTGCCATCTGCACCCATAACCCGTTCCTCGCATGCCTTGGTAGCCCAGTCGAGTGACTCGACCAGCTTGCGCTTTACGAAGTCGGTGATATCACTCAAGCGTTTGTTCATTCCCTGTGTGTACATATCAGACATAACAGATGCGGCATCTTGTGCATGTTTAACTAACCAATGGTCAGTCGGTACGGGGTCAAGGTACACATCGACCGAGAATGCTGCTCTGATCTGTGATGCTGAAGGGTAGTCGTCCCTGTTAAACATTGAACCGAGCGGACCCTTCCCCGTGAACGCATACCCGTCGATTGTGACCATTGCAGATTCAATGAAGTCTGTGATGAGGGCATCACGCTGCGTAAGGAAGGGGTTGAGCTTGTCCCTACGGAAGGCAATGATCTCAAGGGCAGGGATGTAATAAGCAGAGCGCCCAGCCGGGGGGTAGGTAGCGTGCATGTAGTTCTTAAACGCGCCGTCGAGTGCCTTGATCGCCTCAAGCACGGTGTTACCCGCAAAGAGTTCCTTGACGACCTTGACTGCCTTTTTCTCTGCGCCTTTGGCAGACGCGACTTCGCTCGATGCCTCTTGGTCGGTCTTCTGCCCACCGTACCGGTGCGGGGTGTAAGTGAATATGGCGAAGCTGTCTGCGAGGGTCTTGACTGCCGGGATGGGCAGGTTTGTGGTGAGGGGTTCTGACATTGTCAGAATGGTCTGTTCTTCGGTGGTGGTGATAGCGTTCATGGTAGGTCCTTGGTTGTGCGGTTGGGGAAGTCCAACCGAAATGATAGTGTACTACAAGTGAACTATACAGTCAAGTAAATGTGGGTCGAGTGGCTGAAATAATACACTCAGATAACAAACTCACTTTTTAAATCGCCCGCTCAGGTAGTAGGCAAGCGGGGATCAAGGGTCTGAATTACTTATTGCCGGTTTTATTTGGGGTCCTTGACAAAGTCGAGCATTCGTGGTGAGCGCCACTCGCTCACGGGGGTTTCGGGATCATAGATAAAGGAGTTGTTTTGTTTTTCCATTGCCTCGGCCCACGCAATGTCCTCGCGGATCTCGGCAAAGCGGTTGCGTAAGTAGTTTGGGTCAGTGGTCTGTGCTGCGGGTGTCCATGGGCGTGGGTAAACCACGCGGTTGTTGCTTGTATCTTTTTCGCCCTTCCATTTGAGCCAATGCTTGCTGTCGAGTTTCATAGTTCATTCCCCCTCAAAAAGAAAATACAAACACAACGAACAACCAAAAGGCTGCGCCCATTGCTGCGCCGAGCAGGATGCCCTTGAATGCACTTATGTGATCTGTGTCGTGGCTCATCTTATTAGTCCTCCTTTGTTAGTACATACCACATTCGGGGCAGCGGTATGCCGCACCTTTGATACGCTTCCCCACATACCCACAGCCACACGTTACATCTTCAATCTCCAGCCCCGTGGTGTGCCCCGTGCGTAAGATGTTGTCTATGTGATGGCTTACGTCGGACAGCCTTTTGCATACATCCGCGTACATGGCATGGGCCTGTGCCATGTGAACATCCTCAGTGGCGGGATTCGCCATAAGCTTAAGGATCAACTCCTCCATGTGTTTTTTGTTCTCAAGGATGTTCTTCCACTTGCGGTACAGAATGGATTGTTTGGGGGTCATCATCTTATTAGTCCTCCTTTGTTGTTGATGCCGATTGCCGCTTCGCGGGCAAATGATGGCGAAAAAAGCATGGCCCCTTGTTTGTGCATAGTTAATATGCACCATGATTTGCGGGCTTGGGTTGCTGCTTCTTCTCCGCAGGGCAGGCAGATTGTTTTCTTTAGTATCGTGGCCCTCGCCACGGGTGTGATTGGCTCGCCACACTTGTGGCAGTCGTGTGTGTTGGTGTGCATGGTTTTTCTTTCTGACATTGTCAGAAGGCCCCCTTGCGGGGGCGCGTTTTTTAGGTAGGTTATTTTTTAAGGGCAGCGACAGCAGCATCTGCATCCCGAACTTCACACGCAGCACGGTAGGCTGCGTCGTTGGCCTTTTTGCGCCGCATGATGGCGAAGTCGCATGCGTGATTCTCTGCGTCGGCAGCTTGATAGATTTCCTGCGCCTTGCGCCTTACTTCGTCGGCGTTGGCTTGGGCCTTGGTGATCTCAAGGGATTTGGCAGTGATGCAAGAAAAGGTGATGTTCAGCATGATGCTTCCTCGTAGTGTCTGACATTGTCAGAACGGGTTGTTCAGGTGGTGAAGTCCAACTGAAATGATAGTATACCAGAAGTGTACTTATAAGTCAAGTGATTGGGGGCTTTTGCCGCCGGTTCCGCCGGAAGTGTTTCTCCCGTGCTGGTATGCCCAGCATAGCAAATGGGCGTTTGGCTGTCAAGGGGTTTGTATTGTGTAGTGCTGGTATTATCCGTATTGTCTCTAGTGTAGTTTGAGGTAAGTCGTTGTTTTATAAGTAATATCCTAATATCTAAATATCTTAAAGAATATGCCAAGAGACTGAGGCCGGTTTGGAAAATTAAAAACGCTGCGCGCCTTTGCCCTCTCTTGCTCACTTGCTCTTAGGTCTTGGCTCATTACCCTTGGATATTGAGATATTGTGGATATTACTGAAAAATCAATGACTTAGTTTGGATATTAGTTTGGATATTACGGATAATACCAACACTGTAAAAATGAAAAAGGGCCCTTTTGGGGCCCTCTCCGAATTCGCTCGCAGCATGCTGCATAGCGTAACGTTTCGCTCGGCAAAAGTCAAGGGGTTCCCAAAAATTATTTTCTGACATTGTCAGAAAATTTCGGTCAGGGCGCGCACGAGAGATGTAACTGGTCATGTGCCCGCTGAGCGCGGGCAATAAAAAACCCGCCTTTCGGCGGGTCCGGGAGTGCGTTGCAGCATGCTGCTAGCATATCGCCCCACTTGGAAAATGTCAAGTGGGGCTTCTGACAATGTCAGATCAGATCGTTGGCAAGTTTGAAATCCGTCCGTGAACCGATGATGCCCGCTTCCAGATCCTCCGCGCCTTTTATCTTGCCAGCATAGCCCTTGATGCGGGCTAACAGGATATTGATATCGTTAAGGATTGCCTCGGCACACTTTGCTGACTGAATCGCGTCGGCTTTGGTTTTTGCGTCGGCTTGCGCCGCGATCATGGCGGCTTTCTTTTCTTCGGCTTCGGCTTTGGCCTGTTCGGCGGCTTCGGCTTGCTCTTCTGCGACTGCGGCTTTCGCTTCGGCTTCGGCTTGCGCGATGGCTGCGGCTTCGGCTTGGGTCGCATCGAGTGCGGCTGCGGCTGCGGCTTGTTTAGCCTTAAGGTCGGCGGCTTTCGCTTCGGCGGCCGCTATTTTCTTATTAGCCTCTGCGTCGGCTGCGGCTTTGACGGCTTCGCCTTTTTCCACTGCGGCTTGCGTGGCGATCACCTGTGCGGCTTTTGCTTCGGCTTGCTCGGGTGTCAGTTCGGGAGCGGGTTGGACGACCACAGCCGGAGGGTATGCGGTTTTCATGACGCGACCAAAGTATTGCGACACTTTGTCCTGCGCGGCTTTGCGTGCTTTTTTGTCTGTTACCTTGTCAGACTCAAGCGCGAGGGTAGCCTGATCGGACGCGGGCAAACCCGCAACAATCCAGTCCTTGATGAGGTTAGTGTCGGCCAGCCCTTCGGTGACCCATGCGGCTTTGACAAGCTTACCGGCTTCGATCCAACGACCATATGCAGATTCGGTGGTTTCGGTAGCGTTGACGATAGCGACGCGAGCGGCTTCGACGGCTTTGGGGTCAATGGTGACCATGAGAGATGCAAGTGTGGACATGATGTAAACCTTTCGGGTTGGCAGTAAGACTGGATTGCCTTACTGAGATAACAGTATAACAGCGATGAACAATAAACGCAAGCCTCAATTGTAAACTGTTTGTGTCATCTTCACGCTCGCGCTGCGCTCTGACATTGTCAGAACCGACACAAACTCGCCACAATCTGGCTGGGGCTCCAAGCCACCCCACCCCCCAAATTCTGAGTTGGTACCATCGCACCCCCACACCCCCTTAATCCGCACAAATCACCACCTATTTTCAAAACCTCAACATACCCAAAAGAACTTTTTGCAAGCTAGGCCCTTATTCCATGCGGCTTTTGAGAGGCCATTATGGCGGACACCCCCCCTTCATAAATAAAACGCCACTGAAAAAATACAGCGCAAAAAATTTTCAAAGTCTCCGGCTTTACTAATAAACACCTATCTCCTATACTCTTGCAATCTCGGTTTACCGATGCGATGAAGTTATGTACATGCCTCCTATAGAGTCCGGAGTCCCGATGGATGTGCGGGCAGAAGTGACTCTGCCCCAGATGGATGAGCGCGAAGAGTTGGAAGTCCGGGCTAGGACTATTCAGTTAATCGCTGATCTGACGGGCGAACCCCCAGTGCCCGAAGAGTTTCACATGCAACAGGCAAGGCAGATCCTGAAGTCAAAGGATTTGCGTCACCTCAACGAGTTGCCAAATGAAACTACGCTTTATCTTCGGGAGCTTGTCTCCCGGTACGACTATGAAGTCGTAAAAAATCTCGCGGATCTTAAAACTTATACCGCCCATAAGTTGTTGGAGCTATCCAACAGTGCCAACGAGAAAATCCAGCTTGGTGCTCTTAAGCTTTTAGGTGAGATTGACGGCGTCGATGCCTTCAAAAAGCGCACGGAGATTACTGTGCAGCAGAAATCCACCGAAGAAATTGAGCGTGAGCTTATGGAGAAGCTCGACAGGCTAACTGTTGACATGGGGTTGGTGGAAGAAACGGTAAATGCTGAACCCCGAGCAGATTAAGGCCCTAAAAGCCCGCCTGCCGACAATGCAATCCGCTGAAAAGGCGTGGCTGCTGGAAAGGTTGCAGGAATATGAGAAGCGTAAGCAAATGGGGGATGCAAAGTCCTCGTTTACCGCATTTATCAAGCACGTTTACCCCCATTACAAGTTCGGTGCCCACCATAAGAAGCTAATTTCGCTCTTTGAAGCGGTCGCTAGGGGTGAAAAGAAGCGCATTATTGTCAATATTGCTCCCCGACACGGTAAATCCGAACTCATCAGTTATCTCGCTCCCGCGTGGTTCCTCGGTAATTTCCCCGAAAAGAAGGTCATTATGGCCTCCCACACTGCTGACTTGGCGGTGGATTTTGGTCGAAAAGTGCGTAATTTGGTGGGGGAAGACGCCTATAAACAGGTGTTTCCTGATGTTGCACTGCAACAAGACTCTAAGTCTGCATCTCGCTGGGGGACGAACCACAAGGGCGAGTATTTCGCTATCGGTGTAGGCGGTGCGCTGGCAGGCCGTGGTGCAGACCTGTTCATTATTGACGACCCCCATTCCGAGCAAGAAGCCAAGCAAGGTAAGCCCGAGGTATTCAAGCCCCCGTGGGAGTGGTTCCAGTCTGGTCCCTTGCAGCGTCTGATGCCGGGTGGCGCAATTATTGTGGTGATGACTCGTTGGTCAAAACTTGATCTGACTGGGCAGTTGATCGACCACATGACGCGAAACCCCGATGCCGATCAGTGGGAGGTGGTTGAACTGCCTGCCATTATTAATGAGGGCACCGAGGATGAGAAACCTTTATGGCCTGACTTTTGGACGTTGGATGAGTTGTTGTCCAAAAAAGCAGGTATGGACCCCCGGTATTGGCAAGCCCAGTACATGCAGCAGCCGACATCGGAAGAGGGCGCACTAATAAAGAGAGAGTGGTGGAACGTGTGGGAGGAGGAGAAACCCCCTCGGTGCGACTTCACTATTATGTCTTTGGATGCTGCCCAAGAAGCGACTAACCGGTCTGACTTTAACTCCCTGACCGTGTGGGGGGTGTTTGATAACGAAGAGTCCGGGGCCAAGAACATCATCTTATTAGAGAGTATCCGGGAGCGGATGGAGTTTCCTGAACTCAAGAAGATGGTGCTTGAGGCTTATAAAGAGTGGGAACCGGACGCTTTCATCGTTGAGAAAAAGTCCAACGGGGCTGCTTTATATCAGGAGCTTCGCTCCATGGGTGTGCCGGTGTCCGAGTTTACGCCCGGTAAAGGTCAAGACAAGATCGCCCGTGTTAATGCTGTTTCAGACTTATTCTCTTCTGGTATGGTGTGGGCACCAGATACACGGTGGTCTAGAGAACTTATCGAGGAAGTGGCGTCATTTCCTTTTGGGACTCATGACGACATGGTGGACTCCACGACTCAGGCGCTGCTGAGATTCCGTAAGGGTGGTTTTATTGCCCTGCCAAGTGATGAGCCAGAAGACATCCGATGGTTCAAGAGTAAGCGGCGCGGCGGTTTTTACTGAAATTATTTAGGGTGAATAAAATGGCAGTGAACATGGATAAGGCGTTTTACCAAGCCCCGCTTGGGTTAGAAGACGATGCAGAACCCGCGTTAGAGATTGAGATTGAAAACCCGGACATTGTGACGCTGGATGACGGCAGCGTAGAGATCACGATCAGTCCCGAAGACGACATGGAAGAGGGTGGGTTCAACGAGAACCTCGCTGAGACGCTAAAAGATAACGTCCTGTCCTCACTGTCTAGTGATCTTGTTGCCCTGTACGACACAGACGTAAATAGCCGTAAGGAATGGGTTGAGACATATATTAAGGGGCTTGAGCTTCTGGGCCTTAAGTACGAAGAGCGTACGGAGCCTTGGGAAGGGGCATGCGGTGTGTTCCACCCGCTGCTAAATGAGGCTGCTATTAAGTTTCAGTCCGAAGCGATCATGGAGACGTTCCCCGCTGCGGGTCCGGTCAAAACCCAGATCCTCGGTAAAGTCACACGCGACAAGGAAGAGGCTGCGGCCCGTGTACGTGATGAGATGAACTACCAGCTTACTGAAGCGATGGTCGAGTATCGACCGGAGCATGAGCGTCTGCTCTATACCTTGGGCCTTGCAGGCTCCGCCTTTAAGAAGATTTACTTCGACCCCTCGCTTGGTCGCCAAGTGGCGGTGTTTGTACCGGCTGAAGATGTTGTTGTGCCTTACGGCGCGTCAAACATTGAGAGTGCGGAGCGGGTTACGCATGTGATGCGTAAGACTAAGAACGAGCTTCGCAAGTTGCAAGTTGGCGGGTTCTACAAAGATGTTGAGCTAGGTGAGCCACAGAAAGTTCTCGATGACATTGAGAAACGTAAGGCCGAAGAGCAAGGGTATAGCGCCACTGAGGACGACCGGTATCGCATCCTTGAGATGCACGTTAACTTGGACTTGGAAGGCTATGAAGATAAGGATGCTGATGGGGAGGAAACAGGAATCGCCCTCCCTTATATCGTTACGATTGAAAAGGGCACTGGAGAGGTACTGGCGGTACGAAGAAACTACCTTGAAGAAGACCCCCAGAAGCTCAAGCGCCAGCACTTCGTTCACTACACTTATATTCCGGGCTTTGGCTTTTACGGCCTTGGTCTTATTCATATCGTGGGTGGCTACGCACGGGCTGGTACATCTATTCTTCGTCAGCTTGTCGATGCCGGAACTTTATCCAATCTGCCCGGCGGTCTTAAATCTCGGGGTCTGCGTGTAAAGGGTGACGATACACCCATCGCTCCGGGCGAGTTCAGAGATGTGGATGTGCCCAGCGGCAGTATCCGCGACAACATTTTGATGCTCCCTTATAAAGAGCCGAGTCAGGTTCTGAACATGCTGTTGGGGCAGATCGTTGAAGATGGCCGCAGACTTGCGTCAATTGCGGACCTTAAAGTCTCCGATATGTCGGCACAAGCGCCCGTCGGGACAACGATGGCAATCCTTGAGCGCATGCTCAAAGTCATGAGTGCCGTCCAAGCTCGCGTGCATTTCACGCTCAAACAGGAGTTCAAGCTCCTTAAGAGTATCGTACGCGACTATGCCGACGAGGCTTATACCTACGAGGTAGATGGCAAAAAAGGCCGCGCAGCTAAGAAGGAAGATTTCGAGCATGTTGAGATTATTCCGGTCAGCGATCCTAACGCCGCAACGATGGGGCAACGCATCGTCCAGTATCAAGCAGTGATGCAGTTGGCGCAAGCCTCGCCTCAGATTTACGACCTCCCTGCGCTACACCGCCAGATGCTTGAGGTTATCGGCATCAAGAACGCTAATAAGCTGGTCCCGATGGAAGAGGATCAGACGCCTAAAGATCCAGTTAGCGAGAATATGTTCCTGCTGAAGGGCAAACCGGCTAAAGCGTTTATGTATCAGGACCACGATGCCCATATCGCTGTTCACCAAGCGATGTCTCAAGACCCGATGATCCAACAGATGATGCAGCAAAACCCTGCTGCACAACAGACGATGGCGGCTATTCAGGCGCACATGATGGACCACTTGGCGTTTAAGTACCGCAAGGACATCGAGAAACAACTCGGTGTACCGCTGCCTCCGATGGAAGACGAAGCCCAAGAAGGTGAAGAAGATCACCGTATGTCGCCTGAGATGGAAGTTCAGGTTTCTCAGTTGGCTGCGATTGCCGCACAACAGCTTCTTCAGGCCAATACGGCTCAAGCTCAACAACAGCAGAATCAGCAGATGGCGCAAGACCCTGTTATCCAAATGCAGCAGCAAGAGCTTCAACTGAAGGCGCAAGACGGTCAGCGCAAGATGATGGAGAGCCAAGCCAAGATGCAGAACGAGCAGGCCAAGCTCCAGATGGACCAGCAAAAGCTCATGCTTGAGAACAAACGAATTGATATCGACGCTGCTAAATCGGGCCGTCAGGCAGAGCAGGCTGACTTCAAGAACATCATCGACGCAATCAAAAACAACAGTAAACAACCCAATTCGGGCACGAACAAGCCCAAACCGGATAACCGTTGATGGAAGAAAAGATTCTTAAACATCTCCTCGCTCAGTTCGGTGAGGAGATCGCGACTAACACCTCTGCATTGCAGCAGGGTGCGGCCAAGACGTTTGATGAATATAAGCATCTGTGCGGGGTGATTCGGGGTCTAAGCCTTGCGCAGTCTCATGTAACCGACCTCATGCGAAGACTGGAGCATTTTGATGACTGAAGAACAATCCACAGCAACCCAACTGCCTAAGCCCCAAGGGTACAAACTGCTGTGTGCGGTGCCGGAAGTAGAAGATAAGTTTGAGTCCGGAATTCTTAAAGCAGACTCTTCGGTACGAATTGAAGAGCACAGTACGGTGGTCCTCTTTGTTATTAAGGCCGGTGAAATGGCTTATAAGGACGCCGATAAGTTTCCTACGGGACCGTGGTGTAAAGAGGGCGACTTCGTTATTACCCGTGCCTATGCGGGTACCCGCCTGAAGATTCATGGTCGGGAGTTTCGGCTTATTAACGACGATATGGTCGAGGCCGTGGTCGAAGATCCGAGAGGAATCAGCCGTGCAGGATAAAAAAGTTTTATCCGAAGAAGAACGCAGGGTGTATAACGCTGAAAAATCGCGTAAATGGCGGGAATTAAACCCAGAAAAGTACCGGGAGGCCAAGCGACGTTATTACGCCTCGGACAAAGGGAAAGCTCAGAAACGGAAAGAGGATGCAGCTTTTGTTGCCTCTGGGGGAAGAGCGCAGGTAGAAGCTCGCCGCGCAAGCAAGCCTATATCCGAAGCCAGAAAGGCTTCACGTAGGCGGTGGGCCGCTAGGAATAAGGATTACTTTGTCGCTGATCGTGCGCGTAGGCGCGATCTTGTACGTGATCTTAGCCCTTGTGACTTTTGGGTTCTGCAAGAGGCTGTCGCCCTCGCTCGCTTACGTGAAAAGGTTGTGGGCGGTAAGTGGCATGTAGATCACATAGTCCCCGTATCTAAGGGGGGAACCAGCGTGCCCGAGAATATTCAAGTAGTCCCTGCTTGGTGGAATAGAAGTAAATCCAACCTTCGGGTTGAGCGTTTTTTAGGAGTTTAAAATGAGCGAGCAAGTTGAGTTTGAGTTTCCTGACGAACAGGAAGCTAAGGCTACTAAAGCCGAGGAAAAAGAGGTCAGTAACGAGGTAGAAGTTGAGGTTGTAGACGACACCCCTGAGAAAGACCGGGGCCGTGAGGCGTCTGAACCCCCTTCGGAAGTTACGGAAGATGAGCTAGAGAGCTATTCGGACAAGGTAAAAAAGCGTATTCAGCACCTGTCCAAGGGCTACCACGATGAGCGTCGGGCTAAAGAAGCCGCTGGTCGGGAGAAAGAAGAGGCTCTTCGCTTTGCCCAGCAGGTATACGAGGAGAACAAGAAACTTAAAACCTACGCCAACCAGTCTAATAGGACCGCTACAGAGGCGAATAAATCCGCTGCTGAAGCCGAATTGGCGCAGGCTAGAGCCAAGTTTAAGAAGGCATATGAAGACGGCGATGCCGATCTTTTAGCCTCGGCACAAGAAGAAATCGCTGACGCCAAGATTAAGATTAGCCGCGTCCAAGATAAACTTGTTGAAATTCCTGATGAAGATACTTTACAACGGGAAAATAAACGAGTATATAGTGAACCAGAACCCGCCCAGTATAGGCCGGACCCAAAAGCACAAGCGTGGCAACGCCAAAACTCTTGGTTCGGATCTGACGAAGAGATGACCAGCTTCGCTCTGGGGGTGCATGAGAAATTGGTTAAGCAGGGTGTCGATGCTGAGTCTGATGAATACTACGAGAAGCTGAATCGGAGAATCCGACAAGTGTTTCCCGAATCATTCGATGACGAAGTAGTCGAAGAAAAGCCCGTAAAAAAGGCTAAACCCGCAAATGTAGTGGCACCTGCAACGCGAAGCACAGCGCCCAAGAAAATCGTGCTGACGCAAACACAGGTCGCATTTGCAAAACGGCTCGGAGTCCCGTTAGAAGACTACGCGAAGGAAATTTCTAAATTGGGTAGAGAAAATGGCTGAGAATCGCACTGAACGTAACCTCATTAACCGCGAAGTAGAAACTCGCGAGCGCACTATTCGTCAGTGGAAACCCGCCGCCACTCTTCCTGATCCGGCTCCACAGCCGGGATACGCTTTCCGATGGATTCGCACTGCTATTCTTGGGCAACCTGACCCGACTAATATGTCTGGAAAGATGCGAGAAGGGTGGGAACCCGTGAAAGCGGAAGATCATCCCGAGATGATGCTCACCCCGAACGCCTCGGGAAATCTCGAAATCGGCGGTCTGATCCTGTGCAAAACTCCGCAAGAGTTGGTGGATCAACGCGATGCGTATTACAACAAACAAGCCCGCGCACAGATGGATTCGGTCAATAACACACTTTTCCGTGAAAATGACCCGCGTATGCCTCTGTTCAAGGACCACAAGTCCGAGACTTCGCGTGGTAGCTTTGGTTCAGGTTCTAAACTTTAATTTTTGGAGGCCTAAATGGCTGCAATCGCTTCTCCTTATGGACTGCGCCCGCTAAACCTTATCGGCGGTCAGTCTTATAACGGCGGCGTTATCCGTGAATTTACCTATGGCACTACTAATAACAGTGCTGCGGTTTTTTTCGGTGACCTCGTTGTTCTTAGCTCGGGTATTCCCGCTGCTGTGTCTGCTACTCCGACTGCTATTCAGATCCCTGCTACTTCGGCTAACGCCACCGCAGGTATCGTTGGTGTGTGCGTTGGTGCCAGCTATGTCACTCCCGCTCCTATCAAACAACAGCAGTTTGCTCAGTTCCTTCCGTCCGGCGCTTATACCGCTGGTTATCGTGATGTCACGCTGCGCGTGATGGACGATCCGGACGCTCTGTTCCAGATTCAAGGCACCGCTGCACTGGGTACGTTTAACTCGGGCACGAATGGTTCGGGTTGGCGCGGCGCTATCGGTAAGAATGCCGCTCTCAGCTTCGGCACCGCTGGTTCGACCACTACCGGTAACTCGGGCGTGGCTCTGCTTGTGGGCACTGATGGCGGTTCTATCGCTACTACGACCACTCTGGCAATGCGTATTATCGACGTCGTTCGTGGCACTGAATCGGATGCATATCCGGAGTTCATCGTCAAGTTCAATCTTGGCGTGCATTCCTACTACAACCCGGTCGGCGTCTAAGGGGTAATTAAAAATGGCAATCTCACGTTCCCAACTACTTAAGGAACTGCTCCCCGGTCTGAACGCTCTGTTCGGCATGGAGTACAACCGTTACGGCGAAGAACACAAGGAAATCTACGAAGTCGAGAGTTCCGAGCGTTCGTTCGAAGAAGAAACCAAGCTGTCGGGCTTTGCTCCCGCCCCGGTGAAGACCGAGGGTTCGGCAATCGCTTATGACAACGCGCAAGAAGCATGGGTTGCTCGTTACACCCATGAAACCATTGCGATGGGCTTCGCTCTGACCGAAGAAGCTGTCGAAGACAACCTGTATGACTCGCTGTCGGCTCGTTACACCAAGGCTCTGGCCCGTGCAATGGCTTACACCAAGCAAGTCAAGGCTGCTGCCATCCTGAACACCGCCTTTACT